TGAAATAATGTTCAAAACTCCTGATGCACTTTTTAGTGGTGAAAGTATTGTAAGTGTAATTAAAAGTTGTATACCAGACATCAAAGATCCTTGGTCTATGCCCCAGTTAGATATAGACAGTGTACTTGTTGCTATTCGCATTGCTACATATGGACAGAAGTTAGAAATCTCATTTGTTTGTAAAAAATGTGCAGAATCTAATGAAACAGATTTTGATTTGTCAAGAGCACTAGATTACTTTGCTGGTTTGGAATGGGATAACAAAGTATTTTGTAATCCGTTAAATGTTACTCTAAAACCTTATACATATAGAGAATACACAAATATTCAGCTTCAAAGTTATGAGTTGAGAAGAATGTTGAACAAAAGTTTAGGTGATATTGAACAAAGTAAGAAGAATGAAATACTTGATAGTTTTTACAAAAAACTAGGACAAGTACAAGCTGAAGGTTTTAAAAAACAAATATTTACAGTAGAAGCCGATGATACAGTTGTTGACAACCCACAACAAATAAATGAATGGATACAAAACAGCGAAGTACAATTCTTTGATAAAATAAAAAAACATCTAGAAAAGCAAAGAGAAATTTGGAAAATACAACCACAAAAAGTAAAGTGCCATAAGTGCGAACATGAAAATACAGTTAATGTTGATTTGGATACATCAAATTTTTTCGTGAAAGCCTAATCCCACTCCACGACTCTGACATTTTTAAGTACATTGAAAAAATAGACAACGAAGCTAAACAAATCAAGCACGATGTGTTTAGACTTAGTTGGTATATGCGCGGAGGTGTTACTGCTGACGATTTATTCTGGCGTTACAGTGTTGAAGATAGGATTATGCTTGATAAGATTGTAAAAGAAAATATAGAAACAACTAATAAAACCGGAATGCCTTTAATTTAATTGTTCCAAAAATCACTGCCTTTTTCGGGCATATCACCGTATTGTTTAATAACTTCTTGAGTTTGCTCTAATGTTTCTTCTACTTCGTTATTTTTAACTGCTTCTATTGCGGCATCAATATCCGATTCAGATACATCTACATCGGGCTCTTCTGGAACGTTGACAGCATTAGAAACATCATCTTCGCTTGCACCTGTGATATCTGCAATTATAGGTATAAAGTCTCTATTTAGAAATTCCCAAACTGCCCATTCTTCTAGTAAACCAAGTTGACGCAGGTAATACTGAGATATAGCATTTGCTGCTACTGATCCAAAAATATATGCAAGTACATCACCTACCAGTTTTCTAGGAGTAAACTGTTGCCACCATCTTGTGGATTTACTTCTACCATCTAAAGCATTAGCAGCAGCTCTCCAGAAATTTCCAGATTTAACTTTTCCTGCCATTAGTGCGCTGCCAAGGAATCTACCTCCAACATAGTGTTGTGCAAAGAATGTTGCAGTAATTGCTCCAACATCTCCTATTGCAGGAACCATATAATTCATAAACGCTACCCAAAAATCTTGTTTGTATGTTCCAGGTTGGCTTTGAGCCATTGACATTAATTGCATGGCTTCGTAAACTTGTGTTCCTGATGCAAAAAGCCAGGCTAAGAAGTTTACGTTTCTCATGCGTCTTACAAAAGATCCTTTTCTAGCTTTGTATTTTGCTTCAGCATCTGCTTTGGCTTTGTCAGCTTCTGCTTTTAATTTTGCTCTTAATGCCGGATCATGCTTGTCAAGATCATCAAAAAATTCGCTAACAGATCCTGTTTTGTTGATAGGTGTACCGTCGTACTGTACAAGTGCATATTTTACAGGCTTTAAACCAGGTTCAGATTTTAGAACTACTCTTTCTATGTCTGTAGGTTTACCTGTTCCTGCTGGCGCATTATTACCTGCAGCAGGACCAACTGTTGATCCATCTGTTCTTGGCGTAGTAGGTCTTGTTGCTGCGCGGATTCTGTCACGTGCAGATTCAGCATCACCTTCTGAACCGTAGATAAGTGTGTTAGGTGCTTTACGTCCAGTTTCAGTATCAAATACTTCATACCCGCCCTGAACTTGGCGAATATCAAGTGCCTCCCTTAAACTGGTTATTTCGTTCACACGCATGATGTTTTTCCTAGATCATTAAGTATTATTATTTATCACAACCCTGATCGACTTAAATAATTCACTATGGATAATGAAACAGACGATCCACACGATGATTGTACCCATTGGATAGGACACATATAATATGTACACACATTGGCACATCATAGACGCAAGAACCAAAGAGGTTGTAGTTGAAAAACTGCTTGATTTATATCAAGCCAATGAAACCTTACAGATTTTACAGATTCAAAACCCAGATATAGAATATGAAATTATAGAAACACAACATTCTACAGTTAAACCAGGTTTTGGACGTGATCCTGATTTACATTGATTGTAGTAGTAATGAAATGAGCTAAAGCTCATTTGTGTTTCGCTTGCGCTCAACACTTTTATATTTGATTAATTAAGTGCGAAGCACTAATGCTTCATGTAGATTGTTTCAGTCAGACGGAACCTACACAGCGGTTCCATCATCTCGAAAACTTCATGTGAGTTCGTCACAGCCGAGACCGGAAGTAGGTGTTTGACTCTGCTACTGGGCTCTGACCTTTCCCAACCTACGTCGACATCATACGCTATACCGTATATTTGAACAATATACGCTACACCGTATTATCCCCCGCTTCGTTCCTAGTGCTAAAGGGTTTTCGTAGCATACAGCCTGTTGAACTTCTCCACACCCATCGGCGATCTTTCACGCAGAATCTTGGAGGATCGAGCAACCTCGATCAAACAGCGTTCTTGTTTGCCTGTAAATATTCTTTTAATACTTTGGAACTTCCGACCCGCACATTAATAATTCCGTTGTAATACTCATCTGTCTCTAAAACTCTTCGGTCGAATTGTTCCTTTGCCTCTAAATAACTTAGTACGCCTCTGCTGGGACAATAGTGTAGTATTTCTCTTGTGAACTTGTCTGGGCCTAATCGCTTGACGTCTGCTATTAAATGATCTGAAGATCCCCAATAGTCTCTCCAGTCTGATTCTTTAGTTCCACGTCTTTTGTTTTTCTTGCCTTTAAGTGGTGGCTTGGTAGTTTTAAATTTGGCTAATTTTTTGCCTATGTATTTGCGATTGTTTGTAAGATTTGTTATCAAGTAGACAAAGCCTTCAACTCCTTGAGGAATTTCGTCAACTATTTCTCCTTGATAAGTCCATTGCATATGGATACTTACCCGTGCCTATTCGGTGCCTTGGTCTTTTTTGGTTTTGTGCTTTTCGTGTATTTCTATAGAGCGTAATCTTGCCAATCTGCGTATCTCACGTAGCCATCTACGAGCGGCTGCATGTGTACGCACACTGTTTCGTGCTTCAAACTTTTCATTTTGTTTAAAGTACTCCATGTATGCCTTGGTTAGTTGATCGTGTATATCGTCTTTTATATCACTCATCGTCTCGTTCTAATGAATCGGGTTTGCTTATAGGCATGCCTGATCTATCAAACCATCTTCCGTCCTGTGTTTTGTAAACGTGTGATCTAAATTTGCCTTCTGTGCCTTTTACAAGTATTGAACGTTTGTTGATTTCGCCTTTGTATTGTGAGAAGTCTTTGTTAATAACATAAATTTTGTTAGGAAAGCCCATGTAGAGTCTGTCTATTGCAATCTCTCCCTGACCGACCAAGTTGCTTACTACTATTTCTGCACTCATTCTACAATCTCTATGTCGTTTGCGTAACTGGTAAAGCCATTTTCTTTCACAACTTTTAGTACATGATTAACACGACCAACAAGTTCGTCTTTGTGAGAGATTAGGAATACATTCTTGTGTCTTTCTCTACCCATCTTTTTAAGAATTGCCAATGAGTTTTCTACTCCTGCTGTGTCCATACCGCTGTCAATCAACTCGTCAATAAACAACAAGTTGATGTTTTGATACAAACTCTCCCAAACATCGCGGAATGCAAAACTCATACCAAGTATAAGTCTATTGCGCTCACCTCTACTCAAATTATCAAAGTCAAGATCCTGTCCAAGTTGTGTAATTTCAACTGACAAGTCATTTTGGAACACCACTTGATGCGGTAATCCAAGTTTTACTATATAATAAGTAAGGCGATTATTCAAGTATGCCAAGTTTTGTTCAATAATCTTCTTACGTATGAAACTATCTTTGTTTGTGAGTAGTTTGTGTAGAAACTCTTGATGTTCTTTGAAGTTGTCAAGGTCATTTACCGGAGTCCAATCAATTTCTTGGATAGCAGTTTGCTCTAATTCTTTGATCTGTGCATCATATGGATCTTGTTCAGCACGTTTGTTTTCTAAACTCTGCTTCAAACTGTCAACATTGTTGCGGTGTTCATATGCTTCTTTAGCAGTTTCATAGAATGTGTCTGGACGTCCATTGATATCACCAATTTCTTCAAGACCATCAACTACTTCTTTGAGCTTGTCTGCTACTTCTTTGTAGTATGCCTGTGCATCTGCAAGTTCTTTGGCTTTGCGGTCTTCAAGTTCTGCTTTTTTGTCGTCATGCAGTGCTTGTCCACAGGTATAACAGGTAGCATCTTCTAAATTTGCGATGTCTTTTTCGGCTTTTTCTACTGACTTAGTGGCACGTAGTAGTGCTGAGTCAAGTGTGCTTTTTTCTTTATTAAGAGCCACGATTGCATTGTTTAGTTCTGTCCAACTCTGTAGTTTTTCGTGGTTGTCAAGCTCTTGATCAATGTCTAAATGTTCTAATTCATCGATATTTCGCTGTAGTCTTTGAACATCCTGTTGCTGTTTGCTCAACCAAGCTCGCTGTGTGTTGCGTAGGCTTTCAATTGTGTCTTGAATTTTTTCGTTTGCACTTTGTATACCCTGTATTTTTGCATTTTCTTCTGTGATTGCTTCACGAGTAAGGCGCATTTGTTCTTTTAGTGTTTCTGCTTTTTCAGATAGTATAGTAATACCTAAAAGTTGTTCAATGATAGCACGTTGATCATTCTGCTTCATGCTCAAGAACGGTTCTGAATAGGTGTTTAGTGCAACAACATGTTTGAACATGTCATGACTCATGTTCAAAAGTTCATTAATTGACTCTTGTGTTTTACGACTGTCACCTTGACTAAGATCATCTAACTCTTGTTCTTCGTCATTTACATAAAATTTAAGAACATTAGGTGAACGACCGCGTTCGATTCTATAATCAATACCGTCTTTTTCAAAATGTAGTGTAACCAACATTGCTTTAGAGTTAGTTTTGTTGATTAGATTGTTACGTTTAATATTGGTAAGGGCAACACCATACAGAGCATAACTGAGGGCGTTTATGATTGTGGTCTTGCCCGTACCATTTCTTGATCCTGCGTCATCGCCGCCTTGATCAAGGTTTTCACCAAGCACAAGTGTTAGTTGTTCCTTGTTGAAATCTACAGCCTGGGTTTGATTGCCCACGCTCATAAAGTTTTTTACGGTTAGGTCTTTAATTTTAATCATTATAGCTCGTTATAGATGTCCAATAACATCTTTTTGTTAAATTGTTCTGAATCAATAGCTGATATTTCTCCGCTTACAATTTGATCTACACTTTCAAACTGCTGAATATCAACATCTGTTGTAATTTCTTCCATTTGTTTTTGTGGAATAAGTGATATTTCTCTACACTTGTATTGATTGACAAATGTTTCTTTGATAAATGTAGCCTCTTCAAATGAAATAGGTACATCAATAGTAACACGCAAATACATCTTAGGTTTGATAATGTTGTCTGTGTCTTCTAATAGTTGTTTTAGTCCGATAGTTCTGTACTTTGGACAGTCTGCCCAACTTAAATATTCTGGTTCTTTGTTATTTTCTTTATCAAGTATCATCATACCGCGGTCATCGTCCCATGCATCTGCATAGTTGTGCGGAAATGCATTACCTATATAATGAATCTTGCTTTGCTTTTGACGCTTGTGGAAATGCCCTGAAAAAACATAATCTTGATTTTTAAAATGTTCTGCTTTGAGTTCACCGTGGTCTGGCATTTGTACCATAGCGTTCATATAGAAACTTGGAAGTTCAAAATGTCCAAACATGTATTTGGCTTTACATTGCTCAATAAGTTTCCATTCATCACCTAC